CCCAAGTCATTTAAAATCTCCTTTCACTTTTGCTAGAATTGAACTAGCTATTTCCCTTTAAAGTGATATATTAAGAGGGTTTTATCCCTCTATAATGTAACCAGCAATAACTAATCTGTCATACACATTTTTAGATACTTTTTGCTGTACCCCTCTTTTTACTAAGGTTTCTTTTCCATTAATAACAACTTTTACTTTGTCATTTTTCTTATTTAATGGATCTACTGGAATAGCAACTACTTTTACTTCTTCTTTCTTATTTTCATTAGTTGTGTCTGATGTGTTATCTTGTAAATTATTTGTATTTCTTGCCATAATCAATTTCCTCCTATAAAAATATTAGAAGGCTTAAAAGCCTTCTGAAATTATTCTGTTACGGCACATTCGTAACTAATAAGTGCATCTGGTTGTAATATTTCACATGTAAATGGTAACTTCCAGCCAATTGATCCTCTTTGGTTTAATGGATCATCAGTTCCCGCAGAACCTAATTGTTTTACAATAATATCAGGCTTTCCTCCACCATTTTCTAAGTCTACTGCACCATAACTGTCTTTTCCATAAAATAAAGCCCTATGAACATCTATACTAGTTCCTGATACAGGTTCAAATGCTGTAGCCTCCATGAATCTAAATCCATGCATTTTTCCAATTTCACCTTTTAACATTTGTTCAGGCTTAGCATATTTAGCTACATCTTGCCATGAAGGGTCATTAGTTAAATCATAGGTCATATCTGGATCTATAATAGCATGATAATAACCATCACTAAACTTTCTAGCATTTTTCTTTTTTAATTGTCTTCTTAATTTCTTTATGTCATTTCCAGTTATAACATCAGTTTCTGTTAAAGCTGATCTTGATTCTTTTGCTCCAGCAAACATTACATTTGTTCCTCCAAAAAGTTTTTCTGCTAAAGCTAATTCTACTGATAAAGCCGCTTGCTCTCCACATAATTCAGAAGCTTCTGTAACAACAGGATCTATTCCTGTCAATTGTAACATATCTGTTGTAAGTACATAATCTCCATATTGTTTTAAAACTGCTTCAATTTGTGTTACATCTAAATCTTTTCCATCTGGTGTTTTTCCTTCTGTTAAAGGTGTTGTTACAGCTGGTAGAGAATTAAATTTTCTCCAGTTGGTTGTTCTTCCTTGATTTTTAGGTAATTTCTTTTTCATTGCATCATTGTACAAAAATAATTCAGGTAATAATCTTTCCAATAAAGTTCTAATATAAAATTTTTTGTCTTCAGGAGCTAATTGATTTAAGCCTTCTCCTGATGTCATACTATTAATATTTGTAGGCATTTTACATCACTATCCTTTCATAAAAAAATAAGATAACTCTGTCTACTAAGTTATCTTAATTCGCCATTTTTGGCTTTTTCTAAATATTTTGAAAACTGCTCTTTTGACATTGTATCCCAATCTAATTCTTGTATTTCTGTTTCTTGCATTGCTCCAGGAGTTGCTGTATTGTTGGCTACAATTTGTTTTGCAGTTTCCACAGATTTTTTTTGATATTTACTAATCAATTTTTGATAATCTTCATAAATATTTGCTAAAGGTACTTTCCCGATTTTGCCACTTGCAAATAAGTTAAAATCTTCATCTTTGGAGAGTTCTTGCAATTTTTCCTGAGAATATTTATCAAGAAAATCTTTGGTATCATCTACATACCATTTCTTTTGTTTTTCTTCTTCGTCTAGTTTAACTTTCTTTTCTGCTTCTTCTCTATATTTTTGTTTTTGCAACTCTCTATAACCAGAAATAGG